ACCAAATTGTAGTTCAAAGCATCCGCTCCGCCACTTATGGCAATCGTTGTGAAATTAACATCTTTACCAGTTCCCACATTTTTATCTACAAAGGCTACACTATAACTGAACGTAAGTACATCTGAACCTAATCGGTCATCAGCAAAACCATCTCCAGTTACCGAAGTGTTGCCGTCATATTCTTTATTGTCTGCTACAAAATTGCTTAAAGCTAAATCCTTCGCGGTGATATCAGCTGTAGTAGTATTCATTGTTGCAAGGTTATAGTTTCCTGCATCAGTTCCACTTAAGGTAGCACCAGTCATGGTTACTGTTTTTCCGTCTGCAACTGTTTTATCATTGAACGTCGCTGTGCCTCCGGTTAAACTTAAATCGTCTCCTGAAAATACAACCGCTACTGAACGAGAACCTGTCGTTACAACCGCACTGGTATTACTATCATAAATCTTATTGTCTGCCAGGAATGATCCTATAACATCAAATTTAACTACCGTCAACAAAACCTCATTACTTGTTGCTATTGGTAAACAATCACCAGTTAAAACACACCGATATTTATAACCACTCATAGCAACTGTTGGTTTTGTTATATTTAATGTAGTAGTAGTACTATTTGAATAAACACCACCATCTATAATATCAGCAAAACCTGAACCTATATCTTCTTGCCATTTATAAGTTAAACCATCACCTGTTGCAACTATCGTATAACTAGCATCTTCTCCATATGTTTTTGTTTGTGCTAATGGTTGTGTTGTAATTGTTGGTTCCATACAAGGTATCACACCTAAAATATTAGTAAAAGGAACTAGAGATAAATTCATATTGTTTTGCCTTTCTAACCAATTGTCTACATTTTCCAGATCAGATTGACTCACATTCTCTCTTAGGGTAGCAGGATTAAAATTGTACTCAACTCTGTTGGGTCCTGTAAAATCATCTCCATCATCTTTGAACCCATCAACTACCACTGCATTAGCAAAATCTCCAATAGGATCTACCCCGGATGGAATTGTTCCTCCGTTTTGAATGGGGTGCTCTCCAGACCCTGTGAACATGACAGAATAAACCTGAGTAATTCCATTAGTAACGTCATCGTCAGTATCAGAATAGGCATATAAACCATCACCATTAGTTGCCAAATTAAAATTTCCATTACCAAAATTGGTAGAAATTATTGCGTTACCACAATCTCCAGAAGTACAGGTAATTATAAATACATCCGGGCTAGTTTCTTTCACAAAAACTACAACACCAATGTTTAGTCCACCAGCACCTACTACGTACTCTATTACTGCTTCTCCTGTAGGGAAGCCATTAAAGGTAAACGCATTACTTCCTGCTACATACTCGTTATCGGTAAAGTATAATACTTCGCCTGCTGGAATATTTTCTGTTGCTACAAAGGTAAAACCATCGTTGGATGCACCTAATGAGACATGGTTCATTCCTACAATCACCACATTTTGTGAATAACCAAGAGAGACCATATAAAAAGCTATAAATATTAAAATAATTTTTTTCATAATATCAGTTTTTTAGTATCTATTAGGATAAACTCCAACCAATGCAATGATGTAATGAATTGCTATACTAGGTTGTATATTATTATGCGATTGACCTCCGCCAGTGTTACCTATTGCTGTAGGTGTAGAGGAGCTCACTCCTCCTAATACTGCTCCAACTGTTGCATTCGTATTGAAAGCATTGGGATGAATTGCAATAAAATTGCCATTGCCAGTGCTTTCTACTCCTGCAGCGGTACTCACCGCAATTTCTGTTGTTGATGTTGCGACATGACTATGACTAGGTAATTGAGTTACATTCAAAGTTTCAGTCTCGGTACCAAGTTTTTGCCCTAACCTTCTGTCGTTAAGCCCAGGTCCATTTCCTTTGTGTATTGCTAGTCGACCTCTTAGATCTGGTAATGCAAATGTTGTGCGACCATCACCGCCATAGGTAGTCCCTAATAAAGAAAATAGCGCTTGGTTTTGATTAATAGACAATAATTGCCCTTCGCAAAAAGCCCATCCCCTTGGGGCAAAGTTTCCGGCAAACAGAACGACTTCACCTAAAAAAGGATCACTTTGCGAATATGTCTGGTTTGTGCTTAAAAATGAGGCAAGCACGATACATAAAAGTATAATTTGTTTTTTCATAATCTTAGTTTTTTAGTTTCTAGAAGGATAAACTCCTTGCAATGCGATAATGTAATGAATTGCTATACTAGGTTGCATATTGTTATGTTCTTGACTTCCACCAGAGTTATTTATTGTTGTAAGTGGAAAGGGACTCACGCCTCCTAATACCGCTCCATTATCAGCATCCTCATTAAATGACCCTGTATGATTGGCCAGGAAGTGGCCATCGGGTGTGTCAACTGTTCCGATATCGGTGCTTATTGCAATTTCAGTTGTTGATGTTGCGGAGTGATTATGACTAGGTAATTGAACTACATTCAAAGTTTCTGTCTGTGTCCCAAGTTTTTGTCCCCATGCTTTGGGGCTAAGCCCAGGGCCATTTCCTGGACTCATAGGGGCTCGACCTCTTAGATCTGGTAATCCAAATGTTGTGCGACCATCACCGCCATAGGTTGTCCCTAATATGGAAAATAGCGCATCATATTGACTAATACTCAATAATTGCCCATCACAGAATGCCCATCCTCTTGGTGCAAAGTTTCCTGCAAACATTACAATATTACCTAAAATAGGTTCTTGCGAATAGGTCTGGTTAGTGCTTAAAAATGAGACTAACACGATACATAAAAGTATAATTTGTTTTTTCATAATATCCGTTTTTAATTTCTAGAAGGATAAACTCCTTGCAATGCGATGATGTAATTAACCACTTGCACTGGTTGCATATTGTTATGTGATTGACTTCCACCATCATTATCTATTGATGTAGTTACACCTCTTAATCCTGCTCCGATTGTACTTGTCGTATTGAAAGCATTGGAATGACTTGCAATAAAATTGTGATTGCCAGTCCCTTCTTCTCCTGCAGCAGTACTCATCGCAATTTCTATTGTTGATTCTGTTGCAACGTGATTATGACTTGGCATTTGAAAGTTTTGCAAAATTTCAGTCTCTGTCCCAAGTTTTTCTCCTAATCTAATGGAGCTAAGCCCTGGTCCAGTTCCAGCATGCAAAACTGCTCGACCTCTTAGATCTGGTAATGCAAATGTTGTGCGACCATCACCGCCATAGGTTGTCCCTAATATGGAAAATAGCGCAGTATTTGAACTAATAGGCAATAATTGTCCATCGCAAAACGCCCATCCTCTTGGTGCAAAGTTTCCGGCAAAAATAACGACTTCACCTATAAAAGGTTCTTGCGAATAGGTCTGGTTTGTGCTTAAAACTGAAACTAGCACAAAACATAAAAGTATAATTTGTTTTTTCATGGTAATTAGATTTCAATGGTTAGTAAAAATTCATTTAAAAAGTTAGTCAATGCAATAATGCCAAAAAAGATGTTTTTGTGTTGGTTTTTATCCATAACGGTTAGTATTAAGATAATTAAAAATTTGGGGTATAAAAAGGGTTACTCATTAGGTGTTTTACCTATTAGATAGCGATTAAACTATCTTCTTCACATAGCGAATTTGTTAATAGTCGATTTTTCAGATTTTAGATAACCTGAAAAAGGAATCCTATTTTGTGAATAGCTTTATAAAAGTACGAAATTAAGTCGTTTAAAAAACGTTACTATGGAATTTAGATTGATTATAAATAACTGATTGTCATATGTTTATTTAGGCTCTGTCGCATCTAGTATAGAGAAAAACTAAAAACCTATCTTTACTATAAAAAAAGAGATGTTCAAAGGTCTTTGTTTCCCCAAGGAATCATATTACAAGCAGTTTATTTTAAACTAAGGTTTAGTCTTATCTATAGAGATGTAGAAGAACTCCTATCTATCAGAGGTGTGAAAGTGGATCATGCAAATATTCAGCGCTGGGTATTCAAATTCGCACCCCTTGTAGATCAATAATTCAGAAAGCGAAAAAAATCAGTTGGAAAAAGATGGAGACTAGATGAAACCTATATAAGGGCAAAGGGTGAGTGGTACTTTTTATCACACATAATATGTTGATTATCAGATTGTTTAATTTTTAAAAAAGAGTCAGTTCATTTTGATCTATTATTTGAGGCCGTTGGCCTTTCGACCATTTAAATTTTGTTACAATAATATTGTTTGTTTTTAAAACAATATTAGAATGTAAATACTCTTTTTTCTTATTTGTTTTATACCCAGAAAAAGTTGGCACATCAACTCTAGTCTCAAAATAAACCTCATTAAATACTATTGAAAAGTTATTATCGACTGATTTATAGCTATGTGATTCATTTAAATAACTTTCAATGCTTCTCGATGAAGTGGTATACACTAAATACTCACTTTCATAAATTTTTATGAAAGGCTTTATTAAATGGTTATTAAAACACTTTCTATAGTATTTAAATTCTTTACTATTTTCTTTCTAAATATTATAAGCTGTTCTTCCCTCTTTCTCTGCTAAAAACCCTGTAAATCATTGATTTACAGGG